AACGAATGCGATTTGAGGGCTAAGGCTTTGCTCGCGCACCTAAAGGACCCTGCCGAATACATTACCGTCAGAAGCACAGTCGTTGATTATGGCACCAACCGGTTGTTGCCAGCCGACGAGATTCACGTTACGCTTCCGAACGAAAACGTCGACGCTGACTATCGCATCATAAGCGTCGAGATCCACGTGATCGCCGCAACGCAGACTCTTGAGATTACTTTGGAGCTTGGGAGAGAGGCTCCGTTGCTGGCTGATTATTTGTATGCGTTGCGGAGTAAAACCGGGAGCTTGGCACGGTACAAAGCGGGGTTGTGAGTGTGGCTGGGGATGTTTTGAGGCGGATTGAAAGTTTGCGGTTTGGTGATCTGATTTTTCTTCGTTGGGGTGACGCGTCTCTTGATATTTCTAAGCTTCCAGGTGACCATGAGGTTGAGGCGCCTGTTTACGCTTGGGGTGTCTTCCTGGCGTCCGAGGTCGAAAACGTAAACATTTGTTGCTTGGTAAGAGTAAGCCTCCTATAGTCGAATATTGGGAAGCCGACAGGATTCCTGTTCCGCTGATTGATTATGTGACTGTGGTTATCCGGGTTTTCTCGAAAGGTTTCTGCCTCATTCGTTGAAGGTTAAAAAAATCAGGTTGACGAGTTCGCCGGAAATGTGGCCCATGGTTAAGGTGAGCATCGTGCTTAGTCGTTGGATTCGCAGGCTTCTCACAAAAACTGTGCCCGTTCAGCGTGGCCGACTGAAAAAGTTGGAGCACGTGGAGATTCCGCCTTCTCAGCGTCTTGTGTTGTTTCTGCAGCTCAGCATTGTGACCTTGATCTGCTTAAGTCTTATAGAAATCGCGCACATCGTTGTCCTTCGCAGTTTCAATTGGGAAGTCTTTGCGGCGATCAGTGGCCTGATTGGAACAATCACCGGCGTCTTTGTGTCAAAAAAGGTGTGATAGTGTATGGTTAGACAAGAGGGGTATAGTAGTAGGAGGGGTAGCCCCCCTATAAATAGGGGTGATAGGTCAGCCGCAGCTAGAGGGGGTTCCCTTCAGAAGCTCATTGCGATGGAGTGGGAGGTTATTGATGAGGTTTGGGGTTTGGCGAAAGCGGCGGGGTATGATAAGCATCGTGGATTGTATTATCAATCTTTAGCAAGTCACGCTAGGACTTTGATGCAGCTTTTGAAGATGGCTGGGGCGACTGGGGAAGAAGGTGAGGATCTTGCTAGGCTTCTGCAGAAAATGACGAAGAAGGTTAGAAAGTTTTTGAGGGATGATAAGGCTTGGAGAAGGCGCTTGAGAGGCTGAAGCGAAACCCTGTTTTGTTTGCAGAAACCTTTCTGGGATTTGTGCCCTTCAGCTATCAAGCCAGATTGCTGCTGGACAAATCTAAACGTATCGTGAGCTGTATGGGGCGCCAAACCGGAAAAACAGTTACCGTAGGGGCGAAAGCTATTCACTTTGCTTTCACTAGGCCTGGAACAACCACGTTGATTGTGAGTCCTTCTCTGAGGCAGTCGATGATCATGTTCGACCGTGTCCTCAGCTTTGTCCGCCGCAGCACGATCTTGTCGAAAAGCGTTGTCCGTCAAACCCGAACCGTGATTCAACTCAGCAACGGATCGCAGATCATCGCCCTACCCTGCAGCGAATATTTCCTCCGCGGCTACACAGCTCATCTCATAATTTGCGACGAAGCCGCCTTCATGCCGGAAGAGGTCATCACACAGATCGTTTTTCCCATGATCAGCACAACAAAAGGCTACGCTATATTCCTCAGCACCCCGTGGGGACGAGACAACTTTTTCTTATCGCGCCTTCATGGACCCTGACTACTCGGTGCATCACGTCAAGTCAGGCGAATGTCCCATCATCTCTAAAGAATTTCTGGATGAGATGCGTCGCAACATGACAGACGAAGCCTACAGAATGGAGTACGAAGCGGAATTCACGGAAGCAGCCGCAAGCTATTTTCCACAGGATCTCATTCGCTCATGCATAGACCCGACGCTTGAGCTTCAACACGATGTTGAGGCGTTGGGGCGTCAAGAAGGAAACTTTTGCGGCGGTTGTGACCTCGGGAAACTCCAAGACTACAGCGTCTTCGCCGTCGTAGAGAAGGGGGGAGACCGGTTGAAGCTGGTTTTCTTGAAAGAGTTTCCTTTGATGACCTCCTACTCGCACGTGATCGGTTTCGTTGTCCGAGCTGATGCGAAGTATCATTTCCACAAGATTCTGATCGACAAAAGCGGTGTCGGAGAAGTCGTTACCGAAGAGATTAAGAACCAAGGTTTAGGGAACGCGGAAGGTCAATCTTTTACTGTGCAGTCTAAGGGTGAGATGCTTGGCTATTTGAAACTGAAGATGCAGCAAGGCTTGTTTAAGATGCCCTACGACCGGAGGCTGTGCGAGCAGATTAACGAGCAGAGATTCGAATACATGGCGAGTGGCCAACTAAAATTCTCTCATCCATCAAACTCGCATGACGACCAGCTTTGGGCTTTGGCTCTTTCAGTCTCCGCGAGCAGAGGCGGAACACCCTCTAGGTTGGTGAGGGCTTACTAGTGCCACGAGAATTCTTTCGCATCAGGAAGTTCACAAAGAAATTCGACAAACGGACCGGCAAATTCGTAATCAACATCTCTTACAAAACCAAAACCGACGTCACAGACAGGACGGTTGCGGTTTCTGAGGCTTTCGGACTGGGCATAGACGAGTACAGAGACTTCACGATATATGACAATGTGGAGTTGAAGATTGGCTCCAAGGATGTTGTCTACATTACTGGTGATTCTGGGTCTGGCAAGTCTGTGCTGCTGCGAGCGTTAGAGAAAGATCTGGGACGCAAAGCCGTCAACATCAGCGACGTACATATAGAACCTTCTAAACCACTTATCGACACAGTCGGCTGTTCAGTAGAGGAAGGCCTTGAGCTGCTTTCTCGAGTAGGCCTCAACGACGCCTTCCTGTTTGTCCGCCGCTACCGTGAACTCAGCGACGGCCAGAAGTACCGCTACAGAATCGCCAAAATGATCGAGTCTGGACGCCAATACTGGTTCATGGACGAGTTCTGTTCCACGCTGGACCGAGAAACAGCCAAGATCGTCGCGTTTAACGTGCAGAAGCTGGCTCGAAAGCTCGGCAAAGCGGTTGTTGCAGCCACAACGCACACAGACCTCTTCGAAGACCTCGCCCCAAGCGTGCACATCCACAAAAGGTTCGGCAAAGAAATCAAGCGTCAAATACTATCCGAATCAACTGCGCAGACAGTGCAGCTTGCTTGAGGAGATGCAGGTCCAAGAAGGGTCCTATGATGATTGGAAGAAGGTTGCTGGCTTTCATTACCGCAGCCACAGGGTTGCGTTCATGCAGAAAATCTTTGTCTTGAAGCGGAAGGACCGCGTTTGCGGAGCCATCGTCTACGTTCATCCCATGAGCGTGGCTCCCTGCCGAGAGCGCGTTTTAAAATTGAAAGCATGAAACAGTTGAACGAGAAGGTAGCGCGGGTCGCCAGGGTTGTGGTACACCCGAAATACCGCACCATAGGAGCAGGCGTCAAACTTGTACACGATTCTCTGCATTCATG